CGACGCGCACGGCCATTTCAGCCGATGCGCTCCACAGCGATGGGCCGGGCTGGGTGACGACCTGCCGGCGCTTGGTCCAGTCCGAGCGGTTGACCTGCGCGGGACGATCGAGCGTCCAGTCGACGCGCCGGATCGCCAGCGCATCAGGTACGACGATGATCGCCATCAGAGGCGCTGCCGCGCGACGCCGGCAAGGGCGGTCTCGGCATGCGAGGCGCTGGCCTGATAGGCCTCGCCGGCACGGTAGGAAGCAATGCTATCGACCTTGGCCCAGACGTCGGTGTCGACCATGGCGCCGCGCATGTCGACATAGGTGTTGCCGCCACGCCCGCCGCTGCCGCGCCCGCCGTTCGGGATGACAGTGCCGCTGACACCCGGCGCGAAGACCTCCGGCCCCTTCTCGCCGACGACGTACCAACTGCTCGGGTCGATACCGCCGCCCTTGGCCTTGCCGCCCCCGAACGTCGATGCGAGCAGGCTGGTCATCGACCCGAACAAGCCACCGCCCGATCCGCCGGAACCGCCGAACAGGCTCGCCGCAAGCGGCTTGATCACCGATTGCTGGATGGCGATGTCGATCAGCGACGCCATGATGCGCTTGCCCATGTCGGCGAACGCACTGGCGAGCGAGCGCGTGCCGAGGATGGCGTCGGACAGCTGACTGTTCAGGTCCTTCAGCGCGGAAACGCCGATGCTTTCGACCTGTTCGTTCATCGCCGCGGCCGATACGTTCAGCGACCGCATATAACCCTCCGCTGGCCCCTCGTTGTTGCGACGGATTGCATCGGCACGCTGGTCGTAGATGCCGCCCAGCGCGGCCTTGCGCTTGTCGGCGTTGGCCCATTCGACCGTCGCCGAGTTCTTCGTCGCGAGGATCAGATCGAGATCCGCGACCTCTTGCTGACGCTGCAATTCAAGCAGTCGCAATTCGGCGTCACGACGCCCGGCGACGCTATCGGCCATGTCGGCTTGCGCGCGGACAGCGTCCTGCTCGGCATCGTTGCGCACCTTGGCGAGGTCATAGCCTTCCTGCGCCATGGCATTCGACAGCGTCTGTTCGACGATCGCGCGCCGAGTGAACAATTCCTTGTCCTTTTCGGCGAGCAGCGCGGCGCGCTGTGCGGCATTCAGCCCCTCGTTGGTGGCGTTCTGACGGATCATGGACGCGCGATCCTCGGCAAGCTGCGCCATGTCCGCGGCGTAGCGGGCGCGGGCGCTGCCGGTCAGATCGGCCTGTGCGTTCAGCTGCTCGACGCGGCTGCGGCCAATCTCGTCTAGGTACTGCGCCTCGTTGCGCGCCGCTTCCTTGGCAAGGTCCGCTGCCGACTTGCCACCAGCCTTCTTCTTCGCCTTGGGATCGGCATCGAAGCTCATGTCGATCTTGGGGCCGCTGCCTGACCCGGCATTTTTGATGGCCTTGTCGATCGTGTCGAACGCCCCGAGCGCGGACTGAAGGTTCTGCGCGGCAGCCTGATAATCGACCGCGGTCTCCATGCGATTGCGCTGGAATAGCGACATGATCCCGGTGACCAGGCCGGCGCCGCCCACGCTGGCACGCATGCGAACATTCGCCGCCTTTGCGGCCTCAAGATCGGCCCGCGCGGCCGCGACGGCCGATACGGCCTGCGCACGATTGGCCTGCGCCGCCTTCAGCGCTTCCTCGCGCTGTTTGCCGGTCGCATTCGCCAGTTCCATCGCGATACCGGCGCCCTTGGCCTGAAGGTCGTTCACCTGCGACTGGGCAGCGCGCAGCGTGTCCGAGACCGTCGCCGTGCGGATCATGAGCGGCACGAGGATGGACAGGGCGGTGACCGCGAGGCCGATCGGTCCGGCGAATGCCAGCATCGACGTGCCGAGCCGCCCGATGAGCGTCGCAGTGCCCGCCTGGACGGCAAGCGCGCCCAGAAGGCGGATCAGAACCCCGACGGGATTGATGATGGCCGCGAGCCCCAGCGCCAACGGTCCGAGCCGCAGCAGCAACAGGGGAAGGGCGATCTTCGCAAGCGACGTCACCACGAGGATCAGGGGACCCGTCGCTGCCGCCAGCGCGCCGATCGCCACGCCCAGCTTGAAGAACCATGGTGGCGAAGACGCCAAGACGTTCAGCGTTCCGCCGATCGCGTTCTTCACGGCAGTATATGCCTGAATGATCCCGGCACCGCCGATGGCGATCTTCAACCGTTCCCAACCAGCGGCCGCGCGCTGCGTCGCCGCAGCTTCGCCATCCAGCAGGATCGCCGTTTTCTGGTCAGCGCTGACATCGTTGATGCGCCGCTTGGCATCCTCGATGCCGTTCAGCCCGACCTTCATCAGCGCGAGCGCCGTGCGACCGCCGTCGACGCCGAACATGGCCTCGATGGCTTTGCCCTTGGATCGGTCATTGAGGTTGCCAAGCTTCACGCGCAGCTGCTCGGCGATGTCGCCCAGCGCCTTCGCCGATCCGTCCGCATTGTAGAAAGACAGACCGAGTCGCTCCATCGCGATCTCCGATTCCTTCGATTTCGCATTGAGCGAAGTCAGGAAGGATCGGAACGACGTGCCGGCGTCCGCGCCGCTTTCGAACAGCGGTGCGGTCGCCGCAAGCGCGACGTTGAAATCCTCGAACGAATAGCCCAGCGCGCCCGTCAGACCGCCGGCCTGCCCAGCGGCGAGCCGGTAATCATCGAACGCGAGCTTCGACACGTCGAGAGCGCCGGACACCTTGTTGACGACGTCCGGCAGGTCGCGTGCCGTCTTGCCGAACTGTTGCATGAGATCGGTCGTCAGATCCGACGACTTCCCCAGGTCGGTCTGCCCGACGACGGCGAGCGTCAGCGCGCTTTTCAGACCACCGCCGAGGATCTCGGCCGACCCGAGGCCGTTCTTTGCCAGCGCCTCGATCGCCTGCGCCGCCTCGATCGCGCTCTTGCCCACCGCCGGCCCCATTGTCAGCGCGGCAGCGCTGAGACGGTCCAGTTCCTCGGGACTGGCATTGACCATGGCCGAATGCACACGGTTCATGGCAGCCTCGAAATCGGATGCGGTGTTGTTCGAGGCATGCGCCAGGGCACCGAGCGGCAGCGTGAGGCCGACTGTCACCGCGAGCCCCGCATTGCGGACCGAGTCGCCGATCTTGGCGAGGCTATCCATCACGCGGATCGCAGCGTCGTTGACGCGGATGGCGGCACGCTCGATCGCGCCCGACATGGTGTCGGCGCCGCGATCGAACTCCTGCCCCGTCTTGCGGACCTCGGCACGGCTCGCGGCCATACCGGCCTTGAACGCACTATCCTTCACGCTCATCCCGACGACGAGCGATGCCAGCAGCTGCTGCATTAAGTGATCCTCGTTATCTTGATCGGGATGCCTGCGCTTTGCAGACCTTGGAAAACGGCGAGCGCTTCCATCGGCGTCTGGGACGGCTTGGCCGTGTTCGTCGCCTTTGCCTGCGACAGGTAGCGCTTGAACGGCTGGAGCTTTTCCTCGCGTGCGAACCGCTCGCCCTGCCATGCCCCGTACAAGGCGTGCTCATACGCGGCCCGTTCGGCCCGGAGGCGACCGCGCATTGCTGCGCCGAAGCTGCCGGGAGTGCCGAGCCAGAACGTCGCTACGTCGAAACCGGCTTCCGCCCAGTCCTCTTGGCGGGCGTTCCAGTCCGTCCGCTCGCGCGGATCGCGGGCTTTCCCGGCGTGGCGTCCGTGCCGGCCCCCGTGTCACGGGTCGCGAAGATCGCCTTGCCGATCAGTTCGCCGAAAGCGGCCTGTCCCATCGCGTCGATCAGGTCGCTGACGCCGTCGAGCGTCAGATCGGGGTGCTGACGACGTAGGCCGTGCCACGCGAGATCGCGCAGGACCGACATGCGCAGCGAACGCGATGCCGCCAGGACCTCGTCCGGATAGAGTTCGGGGTTCACCGCAACATGCGGCGCGACGTTGGGCATGGCATCGGTGACGACGGCGAAAAAGCCGACGTCATATTGCTCCTCGATCGCGCACTGGGCGGCGTTGCCGAGGAAGAGCACATAGCGCTCTCCCTCGACGTCGAACGTCAGTTCGCCCTTCATCAGGCCGCAGCTGCCTTCTCGTCAGCGGCGCCGGTAAAGCGGACGCTGACCGTCTGGGTCATACGGTCGCCAATGGGAACAGCGCGACCGCGGCTTTTCACGAGCAGGAAGCCATCGATCTGCCACGCCGGCTCACCCTTTTCGTCGGGCAGGATCGCACGATAGGCGCGGACGTCGCCGGCTTCGTGCGCTTCGCGGATCAGTTCATCGGTCTCGCTGCCCGGAATGTAATTCAACGTCAGCGTACCATCGCCCGGCTCGATCAGACCGAGCTTGTATTCCTTGCGCCGGCGCGGTGACTTGTAGTGCGTGACGTCGACGTCATCGGCGGTTTCTTCCGCGAACGGGATCTCGGTGACCTCGTCCAATTCGATGAGCGCCTTGGCATCATTGGCGAGGTGAAACTCGGTTCCCCAACCAATACGGGCTTCGCTGTTACCTTGTGCGTCCATGGTGATCGCTCCTCTTGATCAAGCGTCGTGTGTGAAGGTGATGTCGATCGACTGGCGAAAGAGTTCGCCGCGAAAGCGTTGGGTCTGCCCGGCCTGCGGCTGTTCCGACCCGCCGCGCGAGTTGGTGATCATCGCCCGCTGGAACCGGACCTGCTCGACCGTGACGGGCAACACGAGGCGATCGATCAGGACGTCGCGGACCTCCGCGGCTTCGGCTGCCGTTGCCGACCAGACGTCGATCTGGACGTCGGTCGAGCGCACCGCCTGGAAACCTTTCATGTGCTGCGGGCGAGGATCGGAAACGATCTGCAACGTCACCGCCGGGATCGCCTCGATGCGCCGGCCCCATTCGATCCGCCCGCCGATCGGGCCGACGATCGTCTCGTCGGCCCGCATCCGCGCCTCAAGCGCATCCTCGAACGTCACTTGGCTGCCGCCAGGACGTCGGCCGCGAGCCGCGACAGGATAAGCCGCTCGGCATCGGGCCGCTTCGATGCGAGGGCAGGGCGCATGAATGGCTGCGCGCCCATGTAGCGCGTGCCGAATTCGATGAACTGGGCGTAGAAGGCATCGCCGTCCTCATTCGACCCGACCGGACCGACATAAACCGAGAAGCCCGAACCGTTGACCTTGCCGTACAGCCGGGCGTCGCGATCATCGGTGACGCCGATGCTGTCATGCAGGTTGCCCGTGGCATACGGCACCAGCCGGCGAGCCTCGTCGACGATCAGCGCGGCGCCCTCGTGTAATGCCTGACGGACCGTTGCTTCGGGCAGCCCCTGCGCCAGTCGGGCGAGTTGTCGATCGAGGTCGTCGAAACCCGAATTGGTGAATTTGCCGGCGCTCACGAATGTGCACCGATCTCGATAGGGCAGTCCCATACGCCTTTGATGTCGAGCATGGGTTTCTCCACGATGGGGTACGACCCGGCGTTCGGGCCGGTCGCTATCTCGACGACGGTGCCGATCGCCGGCTGGGCAACTTCCCAGCTGCGCACGCGAATCATGGTAGAGCGCTCGACGAGGGCGACACCGCCGAAGCGGCTGTCCTCGTCGGTCGTCTTGAACCGGACGCGGACGGTGCCGAGCTCCGGCCATTCGGCGTCCTCCCCGAACGTCGCGAAGCTGGCGTCGACCAGCCATCGACGACGTTCGGGAAAGCCAGCCATGATCAGACGGCCGGGATCAGCTTGACCGCGCCGACCGCAGCCGCGGCTACCTTGGGCGCGGCAACCATGCCGATCTTGGTGTTGCCGGTCGGGGTGGTGGTCACGCGCTTGTTCGTGTCGTCCCAATAGACCGGCGTGTTCATCGTCCACGCGGTGCCGGTTGCGCAGACGATGTTGAAGACGCCGTCGATGGTGCCCGGAAACGGAACGCCGATCCCGGCATTCGTGCCCGGAATCACCAGGACGGTCCCGATCAGGACCGCTACGCCGGAGGCGACGACGGCAGTGTGCGTGTAGTCGAGCGTTTTGCCCGGCTGGACATAGTTGTTCATGGTCTCGATCCTCTTATGGTCGGGGCGGGCGGGCCGCCCCGATCGCGCGTTTCTGGTTGGGGCGGGGTTAGGCGCTGACGCCGGCGTCGGTGACGGCCGTGCGCCAGTCGAGGGCACCGACGCCGTAGTCGAACTTGACCCGCCATTCGGTGCCGTCGGTGCGCCAGCCGTCACGGCTCTCGACGCTCGGTTCCTGATTGCCGTTCAGGAACACGACCTTGAGGGCAGGGGCGACGGTTGGATCGGCAAAGGCGTAGCGACGCGTACCCTTCAAGCGCTTGCCCCCGACGATCTTGTCGAACGTGCCCTTCACCCTGTTCGGGAGGAGCACCTTGCCCGTCGGGTCGAGACCCTGATCCGCCGTGTTCAGGATCGAGGCCTGCCCGCGATAGGCGTATGGCGTCAGCAGGACCGACAGCTTCAGGTCGATCTTCTCTTCGCCGCTGAGATCGGTCTGATCGGCAAACAGAATGTCCATCGCCTCGATCTGATCAATCGAGAGCGCCGCACCGGGAACGATGTTGCGGTGATCGGCGTGGAACAGCGTCTTGCCGTCGTTCATGATCGGCCCCAGGCCGTTGTTCAGCGCGAGCAGGCGGTAGATGTCCTGCTCGATCGACAGCTTGCCGGCACGACCCAGCGCGACCGCCAGATCGTTGAAGGCGCCTAGATCGTCGTTGACGATCGCCTGCCGGGTGAGCGCGATGATGTTGGCGCGGGTGGTCGCCTGAATCGTCGCCTTCGCACCGTCGGGGATCGACTTGTTCTTGACCTCGCCATTCTCCAGCAGCGGGTCGAGCGCGCCGAATGCGCCGAGCAGCACCTGCGAGGTGGCCTTGAAGTCGCTGACCGAACCGACGCCTGCAAACTCGCGCCAGGTGTCCGGCGTGGTCGCATAGGAGGCCTGAAGCACACGGTTGACGACGGCTTCGAGGATGACCGGGAAGTCGCTCGTCGACTGGTACGGCCCCATGCGGAGCGCCATGGCCTGACCGACGACCAGATCACGATCCCAGCTGTCGACACGCTGGCCGCAACGCTCCAGCGCCATGCGCGCCAGTTCCGCGTTGCGGATGCCGCGGAATTCACCGGGGTTGAGATCCGGCGCCGCTTCGCCGCGCGAGCGGGCGCCATCGGCGATCAGCT